AAATTTCATTATTTATATTCTTCGCCTAAACAACTGCGCTTATCAAATTTATATTCTTTATAAGGTCCTTCTTGATCAACATAATGTAGAAAAACAGTGATGAAATGATCATGATTACATGTTTCTCTCCAATGAATCTTTTCCATTCCTTGAAATATTAAGGCATTATTAGGAACCATAGGAAACTTATGTTCTATTCTATATCTTTTGTATTCTCCTTTATTGTTGTAGTATTTATAATCAGATTGATTGTCTTCTTCTCCTACAAAAATTTCATACGGTTGATTAATTGGATCTGCTCCTAAACACAAAGCAACACTATACTCACAAGAAGGTCTGTCCTTATGTATTTTTAAATCAGAACCTTTATCATATACTCTTAAATAAGAGTAAGTGGGCCATAGTTTTTTTCCAACGTTTTGTTCAATAATAGGAGTGCTCATATCCATAATAGTTTCCATGAGATTATCTCCGTGAGAACTAACCAAAGAATTTGATTGAGAATCAATATTAAATTTTTTTTGATTAGAAAATTTTAAAATAGAATAAGAATAACAAATATTTAAAATATCTTGAGGTAGAAATTCTTTTATAAAAATTGGTTGCATCATATTACCCACCCTATTAAAGCGTATCTTATTCCTTTAGTTATTTTATTCACTTGATGTGGAAACATAAAATTTGATGGAAAAATAACTGCATCTCCTATATTTTGAGGAACAACATATTTACCAGAAGGTAAATCAAAAACAAATTCTCCTCCTTCATATTCATTGTTTAAACAAATAGATATAGATAAATGCCTTTCACTTACCTTATCCCCAAAGTCTTGATGAAAATCATATCCCGCTTTGTATTCATTAAATTCATATTTTAATATATCAAGTTGAGATATTCTACTTATGTCTATATCATATCTGTTTTTATAAGCAGAAACACAAGTAAATATTTTTTCTTTAATAGCGTTTGAACATATTTTTTCACCAAAAGTTTTTGTTTCCAAAATACTTCTAGTTACACAATTTCTAACATTTTTATTTACATCTGGTGAACCAACAGTCAACGCATCATTATAACTATGATCAAAATAATTAATTATTTTTTCACAAAAGATAGATGGAATTGCTTTTTTAATTTCTAAAATGTATTCTTTCATTTTTTTTTACACAGAAAACTTAGTAAGTAATACTGTGTGCAGTAAGGTAATCATCCCTCGCTGTGTTCGCAGTTGATGTAGCATTTGCTTGAGAGTCTGCGTCTCCCGCCATAGCATTATCATAAGCTGTTTGCCAAGCATCTTGAGCCTCACATCTTATTACAACATTAGTTGCCCATTGAGGAAAAGAAGATAGAGATTCATTTGCTCTATTATCAATGTATTCTAACTCTCCAGTATTAGTTGTAGCATTCCATTGTAGTGCATGAACGTTAGCATCAATTTCAGTGTGAGATCGAATATTAAAATATGATTTATTATCAACAATAACATCAGACTCAGTGTTGCCTGTGCCTAATCTAGGCCCATTATTTTCATTTTCAGGATTTATACCTGAATCAAAAATTATTGTAATTCTTGAATTTGCAGTTGTGTTATTTACTGTTGTTGTCATCTTTTTTTCCTTTCTTTACTTTTATCTTATTATTACTTAATTGTCTAATAGTTTCATCTTCCATTTTAGGATCATTTTTTTCAATTGCTTTTTGATGATTTCCTATTAATTCAAATATACTAGCTGCATTCATCGCTAAATTCTTTGCGGAATCACTTCCCTGTAATAATTTATTCATAGCGTTTTGAGATTTAACCATTTCATTTCTAAAAGATTCGGTGGCCGCTTGAGTTCCTTGAATGTGTTTCGCATTTTCGACCATCAATAATGGCATCCAAGCTATAGAACACCCCCATTCTTGAACTGCTTGACCTGTTTGAGGGTGTGCTCCTTGAAGCATGTTATACCAAATACATTGATGTTTAATACACTTCTTATTAAGAAGTGGACACTTCCCATCGGGATCAAATATAGGCATTAATCTTTGTTAGCGACGATTACGTTAGCGTATTTAATATCCATTGCTGGAACGGATATAGTTCCTGTTAAAGAAGAAGAATCTACACTGAAAGGGTGTGAGTGAGATCCACCACCTCCTGCTGGATTAACAACACCCCCTTGATTTTGCTGGGGGTTTCCACCTGTGTTAATAGGTACTTTAGAAGTACCAGGTGGTCCTGGATTAACTGTATTTAGACCATGAGCGTGAGAAGCAATTGTTGGAGTCGAAAGAGTTGTTCCTCCTACTGTACCCGAGACAGAAACACCTGCGTTTGCGTTATCAGTATTTTTTGTAGATACAAAAGTTGAATAAAAAGAATCTGAACCACCTGTACCACCACCAGTTCCTGTGACGATTGACATTGCAGTGTTGGCTAAAGCTGTACCTGTTTGTTTTGTCCAGCCTGTAGGAGCAGAAGCTTGATTAAAAATCATTGAGGTGTTGGCTTCAAAAGGATCAACACCTGTTAGCCCCGCACCATTACCTGTATATGAAGTAGCAGTAACTAATCCATTTGCGTTTAAAGTAATAGCAGAGTTGACATCAATACTTTTACCAGAGGCAACAGATACGTTATCCTGGAAAGAGGCAGCTCCTGTTACGTTAGCTGTTCCCTTAACTGAAAGATTACCTAGAGAATTTGCAAAGAGGTCAACAACAGTGTCGCCAGTGCAATATTGAACTGTGTGTGCACCTTGAGTGATAGCTACACCATTTGCACCATGTCCTGTTGGAGCAACGGTTAACGTAAATGCTCCAGAAGTATTATTAAAAAATATATAGTTGTTTTCAACCGCAGGTATAAATACGGTGATATCACCTGTTAAAGTTCCTGTAAATTCAATGACTTTGTTAGAAGATTCAGCATTTGGATCAGCATTGGCAGTTGTCAATGTGACGTTTGCAGATCCCGCAACAGATTTAGATAAATAACCTGCGTTAAAAGCATCTAATGTTTCTAAGTTTGTATTGGTATTATTTCCCCATGTATTGGCGTTAGCGCCTGTCTCCATGAGTTCGAGTTTGAGTCTATCTGAATATGTACTTGCCATGTTTTAAACCTCTTTAAAATATATCTTTTTTAATACACAAAACAACTATTTTGTGTATATACCATCCCCTATAACTAATACATCTGCTTGTGAATTGTCAAACATAAATATAGCTTGTTTTTTTGTGCCTACAATTGGTTTTCCGGGTATATTTAGAGAAGTGTTAATCAGCACAGGATACCCTGATAATTTTTCAAATTCTTTTAATAACTTTAAAAATGTAGGATTATGGTCCTTATCTACGGTTTGAATTCTGCATGTTCCATCTGCGTGAGTAATATTTTTAAATTTTACAGGATCTTTTACTTTTGCTTGATATAACATCCAAGGACTTTCATAATCTAAATCAAAATAAGTTTTATAAGTATCAGTAGGAACACTCGCTCCATAAGGTCGAAACCATACTCTCTTTTTTACTTTATCGTTGATTATTTCTTTTGCATTAGCAACGCAAGGATTCATGAGAATAGAACGAAAACCTAACGCTCTTGGTCCAACCTCTCCCCACCCTTGTCCCCACATAACTAATTTTCCATCATATAAAAGCTTAGCAACCTTCTTTATTGTTTTTTGACTAGCAAATCCAAAATTTTCATCATGTTGATGTAAATTTTTAAAATTTAATTTTGTTCTTATTCTATGTAAATTTTTTAAACCGTAAATTAATGCTCCTATCGAAGTTCCTTCATCTCCACAATGAGGAGAGGGTTCAAAGTTTGGATATTCATTTTTTATTAAGGTGTTTAATATAATGTTTTCTCCAACCCCTCCAGTCCCAGAAAAAAATTGATTTTTATCAAAATATTTTTTTAAAATATTTTTTATTTTTTTAAACCAATAAAAATGTAAGGAAGTAACGTAGTTATTACACTTTTCTGTGTGGTCTTTCCCTGTATCTTTTTTTAAAAAATCAAAAAAACTATCACTGTATCTATTTTGAAATTGAATTGATATTTTTTCAGAATAATCTTTACCAAACGCAGATAAAGCCATGCAATGCCCTGCATGACTAGAATGACTTTCTTGACTCTCATCTAAAAACCAAATTTTCCATAAATGTTGAAGCACCTTTCCAAGACTATAATTATTAAATGTAAACAATTTTTCTTTTATTTTATGTTTTTTAAAAATAGATAAACAATCATGTTGACTTCCTGTGTCATCCAAAACAATAGAATTTAAATTAGATGTGCTATGGTGATGACACTCATGATGGTCAACAACCATTATTCTTTCTCTGTTTGGAAAAGTATTAGACGATAAATTAGGTAAAATATCTGAACAGTTTACCAAAAAAATAGAAATTATATCTTCTAAACCATAATTTAAGTAATTTAAATATTTTATCCAAGAAGTTAAATCATCGTGACACTGCCATTTTACTCCTGTAATTCTTTCAAATTTTAAATATTTAAATTCTTTTGTATCTAAATCATACGTAGCGATACTACCATCATGATAAAAAAGGTGAAGACCTATTACTATTCTTTTCACTATATTTCTAAGCTGCGACTGGTGTCCATGTATTACTTGCACCCGTGACAACATTTGCCCAAGGTGTTGATCTCATATTACCCAAAACTACGGACATTTCAATACCTGTTGGTGTTACGATTGCACCTGCTGTCGAAGTAGCTGTACCATCATCAAACTGCATTGATAGACCAGCAACTGTAATTGGAATAACTACATCACCAATATTGGTGCTAATTTCTTCGCCTGTTGGTAAGGCGGCAGCGGGAGCCACTACTGTACCTAAATCAAATGTAGAAACAAGAGAAGTTGGATCTACTTGTGTAAAGATATCAATCGTTACAGAACCAACAAAAGTATCCATGATATCTGCGGGAGCAGATGTTGTAACACTTCCGTCAGCAATAATCGTTGCTAGAGCTGCACTTGATTGAATATTAATACCAGTAACTGAAAGTATTTGATCGGTGGTTTGAGTGGTCGTACCTAAGTTGGTCGACATCTCAATTCCTGTAGCATTAGCTACAATACCTGTTCCTGTGAAGACATCGACATTTGATTGACCAAATGTCATTTGCTCGCCTGTTACTGGAGCATTGATTGTGATGTTTTCACCCCAGGCAAATGATCCCCAAGTATTTCTTCCCCAACCAAAATCAGTTGTTGTGATAACAGTTTCAGTGCCATCAGCAAAAGACATCTCAACGCCTGTTGGTTGAACGCCATGTCCTTCAGCTATAGTTACTGATCCTGTTGATGTATTAGATTGTGCTCCTGTTAAAGGATAAATAGATTCAGGTTCGCCAATTGCTTGACCAACCTCAGCAGGTGCTTGCACACCTGTAGGATTAATTAATGCTGTGCCTGTACGCCCAACATCTTCAAGTGTAAATGAACTTTCTACACCAGTGACAGTCGCTGTTATGGAACTCTGTTGGCCCCAAAAGCCTTCGCCCCAATTATTTTCACCCCAAGCGTCTGCCATGGTAAGGACTCCCTAGGATTAGGAAATCCTTAAAATAGCACTTGTTGCGTCGTTGGTTGGAAACTGAATTGTGAATGTTCCGTTTGTGGATGTTTTTACGCCACCAAAATCTAATACTGCAATCGCTGCATTTGTATTTGCTGATGAAGTGTTGTAAATCAAAGCTGCTTGAGCTGAGATTGTTGCACTTGTAAATGATAAGTCATCAAAGTCTACAAAAGCTGTTGACGCTGTTGCGTTAGTTTTAGTTAAGCTGACGTTTGCATTTTGTAATGTTGCACCGCCTGCTGCGTATGAGCCTGATGCACCAACTTCGTTAGTTGCTGAATAGGCTGATGTGTTTGCATCCAATGTAGCAGAACTTGTATAGAGAGCGAGATTGACTGTATCGCTTGATATATCATGATCGCCATCTAACAACTGCTGTTTGAATGTTGCACAAACTGCTTGGTTAATTGCCATTTTTAGTTACTCCCTTTATGGTGTTAGCGATTTCATCGGAATGCGTAACACACCATTTTGATACTCATCCCTACGTTTACGACCCATTTGCTCTTGTGCAAAATCTTGCAGAGCTACTTGGTACTTAGCTTCGTATAATTGCATATCTTGAGGGTTTTTCAAGTAGGAAAAGGTTTCTCCTAAAACCCCATATAGCAATACCTCAGGAGCATTATTAGATACAAAAGTAGTTGAACTAGAATTGCTTGTATCCAAATGTTCTGGTGTTTCGTCGTACCACATTTCAATGGTGTAAACTTGATCTGGAGTAGGAGCTAAAATTAAAGTATTTTGATCCCAGTTACCCCAATATTTTGGCTCTCCTGTATAATCTCCTGCTGTTGATCTTTCCACAGCGTATTCATCCATAAAGGTATTATCTCTTTGCTCTAACCAAACACGCTCATCGTTTGATTTCACTAACTGTATTGCTCTAGCAAAACGAAAACCACCCTCTGGTCCTGATACATCTAAAAATGCATTGTTAGCAGTACAAGTAGTAGTTGCATATCTTCTTTGATCGTCAGTATCTAATTGTCGTGCTATTTTATTTTCTATATTGGTAATAAATACATTGATAACTGCGTTAGTTAATACATCGGAAGTCACCTCTGTGTAGTTTCTGACGTTTGTTAATAATTCGCTATAGTTCATGATATTACAATTGTGACTGTACCAACTGATGTTACAGGATTCAAGTCTCTTGTTTCTGTCGAAGGTTGCATTCCATTAGAGGTAAAAGGACTGTCTCCTGGAGCTCCAACAAAAACGGTTACTGGTTCTTGTCTCGCTGGTCGTGTCCATGGAAGAGCCTGTGCATCAGCACTATGATGTGGAGGATCTAACTGAGGATGTTTCGGTTCAAAACACTCAGGACAAGTCATCAGACCATTCCATTCTTTTTTTACTTGGTGAAACTTATACTGTTGACCACATCGATCACAGATAGCTAAAGCATGTTTACCTGTAGCAAAGGTAGCCATATTATGATCCGTTTATAAAATAGTTTTGAGGAGTTAGATGTAGAGAGGCTCGTTGACCGTCTTCCGTTAATGCTCTTTGTAATTCATCTTCATAATAAAGTTTAAGAGTTTGAGTCATTTGAGGATTCTTCTTTTGAGAAAGATAAAACGCTAGTCCTGATACCATACAAGGTAAAAACCTAAAAGGTGCATCAGGCTGATTTGTATAAGCTCCGACATCCTGTATTCTTCCAATGTAATTGTAGTTTATCTGTGTATCTGTTGTATTAGGTGTTTGATACAAATTAATTACAACATTAGAAAGATTTCTCTCTACATAATACTGAGTAGGTTGTCCTTGAGAAAATTTATTTGGAATAGCTTGATACTCTGAACGAGATATTTTTGTCATTGTAGTATCAGTTGTTGTTCCACTAGAAACTGTTCTAAAAGTCATTTCTAAAACATCACTGGCATCGCTAGGAGCAGTGTATGTTGTCGTGCCTGCTACCAAATTAGTAGTTTGATTTTCTACTTTCCATAAATGAATACCTCTGTTCATCCATTCTTGAAATAAAATATTAAGGCTACGTCTTGCAGATTTTAAATCATAACCAGAACGAGTTTGAATACCACAGCGTTCATACGCGTC